AGAATATACTTTACGGTTGGAAAGGAACTCATAAATATTATGGCGGATTTCATACAGATATATTTGAGTTTCCTAAACCTTTAAGCAACAAAGAACAACTAACAATGAAACCAATTGAATTATTAGGTGAATTAGTTAAAAATAGTTCTATGGAAGATATGATTGTTTATGATTGTTTTGGGGGATCAGGAAGCACATTAATAGCTTGTGAACAATTGAACCGAAAGTGTAGAATGATGGAGATAGACCCAGTTTACTGCCAAATTATAATAGATAGATGGGAGAAATTCACAGATAAAAAAGCGCAAAAGCTTAATTAAATAATTCTACAAATACTACAAAATGGCAAACCTAACAACTAAGGAAAAAAAGAAAGCATTCTTGAAAGTATTTTATAAGAAAGGATGTAATGTATCTGAAGCTTGTGAAGCAGCAGACATAGACAGAAGTACTTATTATGTATGGATTAATAAATATTCTAAGTTTAAACAAGCTGTTGATGAAGCTCAGGAAAAACTTTTTGATTTTGCGGAAAGTAAGATTGTGGAAAAGCTTCAGAAGGGAGATAGGACTATGTTGATTCATTACTCTAAGACTAAAATGAAAGGTAGGGGTTATGTTGAAAAGCAAGTTATTGAGCATGAAGGTGGAGTGCCTACTAAGGCTTATGTGAATGTCAGTCCTGATGATTGGGAAAAGAAAAAAGGAGATGATAAGAGTGAAAATTGAATTTGATAAAGAAAAAGCAATGGGGAAGATTAGAAAGATTTTAGAAGGAAGCGAATGGCGTTGTGTATTATTTCAGAAAGACACGTCATTCATGGATATACTAAAAAGATAAAACATATTGTTAAATGAAGACTCTTGAACCTATTCTACAATTTACTGCCTACCCCTGGCAAATACCCGTTTGGCTAGATAAAACTCCAATAATGTTACTCACAGGAGGTGCGGGAGGAGGAAAAAGTAAGATAATAGCCGAAAAAATGCATGGACTAATGTTAAAATATCCAGGAAGTACAGGAGTTATTTTAAGAAAAAGTAGGGAATCCATGGTTAACAGTACGCTAATATTTCTAGATAGGGAAGTTATGGGAGCAGATCCGAGAGTTGTACATAAAGAACAAAAACACCGTTTCGAATACAGTAACGGTTCAGTACTTGCTTATGGTGGAATGAAAGATGAAGGTCAAAGAGAACAAATAAGAAGCATAGGACAGAAAGGAGCGCTTGATTTCGTTTGGATGGAAGAAATGAACGCTTTTAAAGAAGAAGACTTTAATGAAATATTAGCTAGGATGAGAGGAAATACTGCTGGATGGAGACAAGTAATAGGAACAACTAATCCGGGAGCTGCTAAACATTGGATTAACATGAGACTTATTCTTGGAGGACAAGCTAAAGTTTATTTTAGTAAAGCAAAAGATAATCCTGCTAACGATCAACAATACCTAGATACTTTACAAAATCTTACTGGAGTACAAAAACTAAGACTTTGTGATGGTCAATGGGTGCAAGCAGAAGGGGTGATTTATAAAGATTTCAGAGAAGACATTCATATTGTTGATACGGACAAGCTTATTGTTAATAATCTTGGTGAGCTTTCAGTTCATAATTATAAAAGATTAATGTTTGGAGCTGACTCTAATTTCCCTAAACCTAGAGCTTGCGTTCTTGCAGGTTTCAGAGGAGATGGAACAGTTGATATTATTGATGAGTTTTACATGCGTAACGCTCATGTTAATAAGCTTGCTGAGTGGCTTTGTGAATGGCAGAAGAAATATAGAAATGTAATTACTGGCTTTCATGATCCTTCAGATCCTGATGCGATTGATATTTTAGATAACAGTCAGGGAATCAGATGTGAAAAAGCTAATAACAGTGTGATTCCTGGAATAAGTGAAGTAACTAGTTATTTTGTGCAAAATAAGATTCGAATTCATAAGAGATGCGTAAATCTTATTAGCGAATTACAAAGTTATTGTTGGAAACCAGGAGGGATAGATGAAGTTCCACTTAAAGAAAATGATCATATCGTCGATGGACTTAGATATTTGCTTAATAGTATTAAAATTGTAACTCCTAAAAATCCTAGTATTAAATTCATTCGGTAATATACCTATAAATACAACCTTTTTCAATAATTACTTTATATGGCAATATTACATAGATTTACAGATACGATTTCTAGAATTATTCCGAAGTGGAGGAAGAAAACTAGTAATGCTTCTAGCTTTCCTCAAACTATGTGGGTTAATTCTTCTGCGTTAACAGATGATTTGTATGATGAAATGGATGATAGGATGGGTTTGGCTCACAAATTACTTTCTAGATTGACAAGTGATCGTTTTGATAAATGGTATGAGATTTCTACTGATAGCGAGAATTTAAAAGATCAACTAGAATTTTATAATAGCAAAGAGGGTTTAAACATACGTCAGATTTATAAGAAGACTAGAAGGTTTAGTATGAAGTATGGTTATGCAGTTATATTTCTCGGTTACGTCGACGCTGCTGATAGTTTTGAAGAACCTGTTGTTAATCCTCAAAGTATTGAATACTTAAGAATTCTAACAAAAAAAGATATTAGAAAGATACTTCTCGACGAGGATCCAGAAAGTAAAACTTATGGTAATATTATAGGTTATAAACTTAAGAATGATAGTTTCGTAACAGATAATGAAGAAATGATAATTCACGCTTCAAGAACAATTCACGTTCCAAATGATGATACAGAAACTGCTGAAGGAAGAAGTTTTCTAATGGCACCTTATAATTACTTAAACACTTTTGATAATGTCATATGGAGTATTGGTCAAGCTTATTTCAGGTATGGGGGGGGATTTCCTCATATCCAAATTGATGGTTGGGATAATATGCCTCAGGATCTCAAAGATAAATATGGCGCTCAATTTCAGAATTTGACTACCGAAATAGGATTTATTACGGATAAGAAAGGTTATGATTTTGAGTTTAAAGGAACTCAAGGAAGAGCTTTAGATCCAGAAAAGTTTTTTGAAACAACATTAAAAGCTGTTGCGATAGCTACTGACTTACCTTATGCTCTTATTGCTGGAGTTAATGCTGGTGAAGTTACTGGAAGTGAAAATAATTTAAAAGATTATTATAGTCAAATATCAAGTTTTCAAACATTAGTGGAAGAACAAAATCTTAGGGAGTTATATAAGAAACTTCAAGAAACAAAACAGATTCCACAAGGAGATTATGAAATTCTTTGGAATCCCCTATTTGAAAATACTGAGAAAGAAATTGCTGAAGTTGAAAAGATCAAAGCTGAAACGAGAGAAATAATGTTTCGAACTGGTTTTATTACAAAAGAAGTTAAATTAGAAATCGAAGATGGAGAACTTATCAAATTAGAACCCGAACCCACGGAAGAAATAGAAGAAGTTGAGGAAGGGGAAGAGATCGATTCTAAAAAAAAAAAGTCGGATCAGATAATTGTTAGTAAGTTTTCAAAACCTAAATATGTTAAATTAGGAAAAACTTATTCTAAAGAACTTAAAAGAATATTTAAGATAATGGAATCTAGTGCTATCCAGGTTGTTAAAGGTTTTTTTAGTGATTCAATCAAAAATGATATTATAGAACCTAAAGATTACAAGAAGATAACTAACAGCCTCGATCAAGTGTTTAAACTTAATAAGAAATCTTTTAATAATGTTGTAAAAGGTAATATAGTAAATGCTTTTGATGAAGGTTTCAAAAGTGGAGAAAGAGAAATAGGACTTACAGTTAAAGCAGCACAATCTCAAAAGAATCAGTTGACTTCTGTTATAGAAACTGAACATTTAGATGTTATTAATAATCTTGCTGATGATGTTCTTAAAGATATTAATGTGCAAATTGGTATTCAAGCTTTAAATCCTGTTACCAAATTTGCTGTTATAGAACAACTTATCAAAGATAGTTTCAGAAAGAAAGCTGGAAGGCTTGATATGGGTGTTGGTAATGAAATTAATTCAGCTCTTAATCAAGGTAATTTATTAGTTGGAAAAGAAAGCGATATTGTCGTCGGAAAAGAATGGAATTCAGTTATTGATGGCGTTACAACTTCTACCTGTTTTGGTTTAAATGGGGAAATAGTCCCTATTGGCGAACCTTTTACTTCTGGAGATTATGCGCCTCCTGCACAGAGTCCCCCCCATCCGTGTAGGAGTTCGCTTAATTTAATTACAGTTGAAGAAGCTAGGAATAGAGGATTATCTCTTTAAATGTAATATACCTATAAATATGTGTTATTCCATAAATTAATATAAACAAATATAAAAATGCTGTTGAGTTGCTACTCTTAACAGTTATTTAATGCCTTCCCATCCTAATGGATGGGTTTTATACTCAAAAAATGCCTTTACCAAAAAAGAAAGAAAATGAAATAGGATCAGGGTTTGACATCAAACAATTAATGAGGAAAATAATTCATAAAATCAAAACTGGCACTATCGCTGCTGATTCTAAACAATACATAACAGATAAAGGAATATTAGATTTTTCGGCTCCTAACATAAAATTTGATTACATGCGAGACAATCAAATTCTTGTAGTGCATGATGTTCCTATCGCAACAGAAATCGTCCAATGGTATGAAGACGGCCTTTATTATTACAAACCTGCTCAAGCAGTAAAAGATATTAACGTGGAATTTAGTCCAATAAGTATTTCTCATCCTAACTTACATTTTTATGAAATGACTGATGTACAAAAAGAAGAATTAACCATTGGTTACTTACACAATGGACATTTTAAAGATGGAAAGAAATATTCTGATCTTTACTTTTTTGTTGCTAAAACTCCTAAATTCATTATAGATAACATCGAAAATAAGAGAAGTAATGATGTGTCTATAGGATTTATTCCAGAAATCTTAGATAAATCTGGAACTTTTGAAGGCAAACAATATGATCGAATCCAAACTAGTATAAATTTAGATCATTTGGGTGTCCTTCGACTTAATGAGATAGGTCGAGCTTCTTTTCCTGATGGAGTGGGAATTGGAGCAGATAAGAAAAAAAATGACGAGGTGAAAAAATTGTCAGAAGATAAATTAGTGGATATGACAGAGAAACTTAAAGACGCTGAACACCAGCTAAAAGATTCTCAGAAAGAAATTGCTGATCTTAAAAAACTTTCAGATGTTCAAACAAAAGAAATTAAGACTTTGAAAGACGGTTTAGAATCAGAAGAGATGAAAACACTTAAAGATAAAGCAGGTAAGTTTGATAAACTTAAAGATGCTGAAGAAAAAGATGAAGAAAAGAAAACCGAAGATATGCGGAATGAAATCTTAAAAGTGCGAAGTGATGATAAAACTAAAGAATTTATTAAAGAAATGGATTCTAAACAATTACAATACGTTCTAGAAGGAATGACAGGAGTTACTGGTTTACCAAAGAAAACGGATAAATCAAAAGCTAATACTGTTGAGGACGATGATGCTATGAGTTATATGATAAAGAAAAACGAAAAAGCATCTGGCGTAAAAGCTATATAAGGTGAAAGAAAATGTCTACATTTAGTATATACACACATCCTAACGAGGTAACTCGGGGAAGTAGATTCACAAAAAAAGCTGACAGTACTGTTTTATTCGGAGCTTTAGTTCAAAAAGGAACTGATGCTGGAGATGTTAAAGAATCAGATGCTGCAGACAATGACATTTATGGAATTTCTGTTCCTAATGAAGTTCAATCAGCTGAAAATGATGCTGAAGAGTATGATGATGGAGACACTATTGTTGTTGAAGGTTTAATTAGTGGTAAACTTTACAATTTACTTAATGGTGGAACAGCAGCTGTTTCAGAAGGTGCAGAAGTAGAAGCTTCAGCTAATGGTACAGTTGTAGCTGGAACAACAGATCCTGTTGGTATTGCAGTTGATGGGATTGCAGGAAGCGCACGTGGCCCAGTCATGTGGAGACCAGTCAGAAATGACGCTTAAACGAGGTGAAAGAAATGTTTAAACAAATAAAACAAGGAGCAGTAGACCGGTCAAGATTAGGTTTCAGTGATAGCGTATTCTTGAACGAAAATGAATATAAGGCTTTTAACACATCTGTTATTCAAGCACCAGAACAACCATTTACTTTATTGGACGCTTTTCCGTTAAGATCAGTAGATGCTAATAAGGAATTTTATGCTTATGATATTGAATCAACAAATGGAACTGCAGGAATAGTTCAGAGTCCTTCTGACTTCCCAGCTTTAAGTGTTGATGGAACACGAGCAACAATACAAATTCCTATGAAGGGTATTTCTTATAGAATTAAGAAAACTGACATTAATAACAGTAGGTTACTTGGTGAAAAATTGGATACGGCTTATTCAAGAAATGCTGGTGTTCAAGTTAAGAAACTTCAAGATGAAGCTCTTTACAGTAAGAGTTCAGCTTTTGGAACACTTGGAATTGAAGATCAAGCAACAGGAACATTTTCTGGAACTAACTGGAGTACATCAACAACTGATATTTACGATCAAGTTAGACAGATGATTAATGCTATCCCTGCTGCTTTCAGAAGTGGTAATTCTGGAAATTATGTGATTATTTTGAATTCAACACAATATTCTGAATTGTACAAAGGAACTTGGAATAACGGAAGTAATAATGAACAAGTTAGTGCTGGAACATGGGCTGAGAAAATTAAACAAAATTTTCCTAACACCAGAATAATTGAAAGTCAGTGGGTATCTGCTGGAGAAGCAATTTGCTATCCTTTCATGGAATCTGTTGTTGAAAGAATTGTTTCAATCCCTAATCAGAACGTTGTTATGGATGATACATGGTGGGAAGTAGCTAACGCTGCTGTTGCTGCTGATGTACTTATCGTTTATCAAGGTTCTGCTGTTGTTAAAACAACTGGAATCTAACTTTTTTTTATTTTTTTTTTCTTTATATTTTTTTTTGAAGTATTGAGGTGAAATAATGACTATATACATATTTATAGCAAAAGGAAAAGGTGGAAGCTTAAATTTAGATAGTGGTAAAAGCGTTAAAGATAAAGAAACTATTGATTTGGATGAGATTGATTTGAAAAAAGTTGATATTCAAAAAATGATAAAGAATGGACGTAAAGAAATTGATAAGACAGCTAGGCTTATCGAAACTATTGATCCTACTTATTTAGAGGTTGAAAAACCTAAGAAGGTAAGAAAACAGAAAAAGAAAAACAAGATGGCAACACCAGAAAGAAATTATAATTTGTTTCTTGGAGAAAGCAAGAGTTGGGCTATTGTTGAATATACTAATATTAATAAATCTGCCCGTCAAGATATTACTGGTTATGTTTATACTCTTCTTGTTAAAGAAAATGTTACTGATGATGATGCCGCTGCTAAAATAACTAAAACTGGAACTATAACAAATGCTAGCGAGGGAGAAGCTAATATTGGATTTACTGATGCTGAAAGTACTGCTGCTCTGGAAATTAATAAGCTTTATTATTATTTTATTAAGAAAGTTCCAACAGCAGGTGTTACAAATTTTATTCTTGATGGGACGATAGATATTAAGGAAAATAATTCTACTTAGGTGATCTAATGTCAGACACTATAGAAGTAATTAATGGGGATACGATAGAAGTTTCTAATGGTTTTGATACTATTGATGTGATTGGAGGAAGTGATAATATTGAAGTGTCCAATGGTGATGAATCAATAGATGTTATTAATGGAGATATTATTGAAATCACTCAGCA